GTTCAAGGCGTGTGTTTATTTGTGCATCAAGGTCTTTCTGAGTGAATAACTTCTCATCAGCTTTTCCCTTGCCTGCCCCACCAGCCCCGCCTTCCTGACCTTTGGCCTTGGGGTCGTCCTTCGACGGATCCTCGGCCTTACCGTCACCAGTGGCGTCGTCTGTTGCTTCGCCTGCGCCATCCTCCTTATCAAGGAAGTAAGGCAATCTCTTATTTAATCCGAATAACATGTGTTCCTCCGTGGATTTGCCGCCAGCACGTTGGCGTAATTTAACAAAAACGTCCGCCATTCAAAGGCGGGCATCTCTGCGTAACCTTCGTTCGGCGGGCGTGCTGTTTCAAACAGGTGACCCTTGATTTGTTTTCTGTATCTTACAATCTATTCATTCCTTCACCACAGGGGGCAAAACTACACCACCCGCATTACTCGAAAGTGTTCCATCCGTACCATGTATCCAATTCACGAAGAAGCCAGATCATGAAGCGCCGCAGCGCCTCCCAAAAAGGTTTATTGCGCTCATCGAAGATCGGAGGTCGTTCATGCTGATTATTCATTCGTCAACTCACTTAAGCTCTTGGTGGTCAACGCTCCGCCCCAAACCTCGTTTTCCACACGGCCTACCATGTCGGCCAGGTCGAATTGTCCATTCTGCCAGGCGTCATAAGCACCGGGACCCAGCATACCTCTCTGTGAAGCCGCAGATTGAGACTCAAACCATGAGATCCCGCTTTGCCAGGTCACCACAGGCAAGCCGATCACCACAGGCACAGGAGTGCAGCGTCCCTGAGGATGTTCGTCAAAGGGATCATCAAGAGAATAGATCGTCCCATCGTCGGCAAACAAACAGGCCGGGCACACTCGCGTATCTCTTGCGGATAACCGTTGGTACCCACGCACCACGCCGCTCTCTTTGTATTGCGCCAGGTTAGCCGTTCGATACACTCTCAACTGCTCGGTGCGTGCGATGTTGATCGCCCGATCCAACCCAACTCCAAACTTCTTTGCCATCAATAGCGCGGTCTCATTTGGGTTTTTTCCCAACGCAATCGCATTGATCAACGACTCAGTCAATCCTTCGATTGCATTCGGCCAGGATGCCGTCAATAGATTCCGCAGGGGCGATCCGTTGCCGGCCAATCCCACCATGCTCTCGATTGCGCTCACAGGCAGAATATTGAATGCCCCGGCCACGCGCCCGTGGGTGGCGTAATACGCCTTGATGGCCTGTACAGCATGCTCGATTGCCAAAACAAGCCAGTTCCTCTGTTCTGCCGCGATGAACCCCTCAGCATAATTAGTATATTGATTGAGCTGATCGGCGATCTGTGCCAGGAACGAACGATAACGGTTTAGCTTCACGATCTTCGAGCGCGGGATCTCCTCGCCGGCGTCGCGCAATTTCTTGATATATGCCGCCAAGGACTCAAATTCTTCAAGCAGGAAGTTCTCCATCTCCAGCCAACGGCGCGTCATCTCCGCCACTTGCAGCGTTTCCATAGCCAACAGATCGGCCTTGAACCGCAGCATCACCCGCGTAACCAGAGGGTAGGGCGTTGCCATTCCTATTATTTACCCTGATCTTGTCGGCGCTGCATTTCCAACAGCACCTGCCCAAGCGAACCTTGTTCCTTCTCTCGCGCCGCATCTTCATCCTTCAAAATCTCATCGATCTCGGTTTGAGTGAAGCCGGCCTTCTTGGCAGCGCTGGCCAGCGGCATGTTGGCATCGCGATAGGTCTTGAAGATATCGGCCTGTTCCTGTTTGTCGAATGGGATCACATCCCGCTCCGCAAAGGAATGATCGAAGTCGCCGCTCTCGAAATCCCCGATATCTTTGAACCCATCCAGCTCATGAACCTTTCCGATGGTCAGCGCCATTTGATCGGCTCGCTCCAATGCGGCTTCCGCGTTTCCCCGCGCATCCAGGCAGCGGTCAATCGCCCCTGAGACCTTCATTCGCAGGGCGCGGCCTGAGATATTGGAATCAGCTTTAAGACGGTAATAGGCCATCTCCGGCAGGTCTTCTTCCAACTCACTCATTTGATCCTGAAGGATTTTCAAGGCCGCATCGTAATTGATATTCGGGATTAGATATTCCATCTTCGCCATGCCAGGCAGGCTCACGATATCGTCATCGTCTCCCGTATCTACATCCTCACCGGAACCCAGCAGGTTTCCTTCAGAGTCTGTCAATCGGGGCGGGGGCAATGGTTTTCCATTCGCATCCATCCCATTCGCAGAGATGGCCTTGGTCGGCTTGTTATATCGAAACAGGATCTGATGCAGCCGGGTGGCTGCGCGGTTGGCTTCATCGATCTTATCCAGGGCATGTACGAATGCACCCAGTCCCCGCTTTTCGCCAATGTCCTGGAATTTCGCATGGGCGATTGGGATGAAATCGATTCCTAGCTCATCAAACGTCTTTTGTTTAACAGGTTCCCCCAGGTCGGGGATGAGAGTTGCGCGGCCTTTCTTGTGTTCATAGACCTTATAAGTTCCGCTCTGCTTATCCCACACCTCGGTGCGCGTCTTCATCTGCATCCCATCGTCGTCTTTACGTTCCACAGGCGTATCGATGCGGATAAACGTGATGTAGTCACGATCATCTGACTGCAATTCCGTAACGATTTGGGGTTTCAACAACTGGAAAGTCACACTCTTCACAACACCATCCTTGTCACTCTTGGTCGGCACCTTGATCAGCATCGTCCCAAATTCGCTCAACCATCGCGCCGCCAACTGTTTCTTGGCCGCCCAGTTAGACCATTTCCATATCTGTTGAATTGCGGGAATGATCATATCCTTGCCGGCCACGAGGGGGAGTGCTTTCTCGATTGCCCCAGGCCATAAATGAGAAGCATGGAATTCCACCACTCGATGCGCAGGGTTGCGTAAGGGCTTCATGCCTTCCGTCCAGATGGCATTCTCGTACAAAGATGCCTGCACCTGGTCGTACAGCCCATTATTCAGGTAATAACTCTCCAGCATGTTTTCAAAATCCCAAGGATTGAAACTGCCGGCCCCCTTAAGGGACTGCATCAGGGTGACTCTCTGCCAGTAAGATGCCGCTGTATCTCCCATTACGATTGCCATTGTTACCTCCGACTATTTTCTCTTCTTCTTAGTGATGCCTGTCCGCAGTTTCCATCCTTCGGCGATCAGGTTCACCAGGTGCAGGATGGTTTGATTGAACGCATCAATCGGGTCGTCGATCTTTGCGGAAGGGAACTTGAAAAGCATTTCTTCAAAGTCATATAACCACGGTACTTTTTCACTTGGCGATGGCAGGAGGACGCAATCTTTCGAGCACCAGGAACTGGCCGTGCGCCCACGGGATGGCTTGCTCTGGGTCCCTGGGTTGAACTCCAGGATCAAGGCCGCGATCCACGGCTCTGCCGTCTGCCTCAAGGTTTGTATGAGCGAGATCCCGGATCCTTTGTTTTCGATGATGATCCCGCGCAGTTTTCCGTCATAATTCCATCGCACCGCCTGGTCGATCACTTCCTGCACCAGTTGCGGATATTGCATCTTTTTCCAGTCAGCCTCGCGCAAAGCCAGTCGATAATCAGGCGTCAGCTCGTGTACGTTCATGCCTGTGGTGTCAGCGCTCTGTGTATCTTCAAACGCCGTATCGAAGGAAAGCCAGCGTGCCACATTACGGTTGAAGAACCTGCTGTCGGTGGCATCGTATCTGTTTCTGCCTTCCGCAAACCATTTCCGCTGGAAGATCGCGCCGCCGGCGGGGGAGGGCGATTGCTGTATCTGACCCGCCGTTCCTCGTTCTCCCAGGTCTGCTTCGATGGCGGCCAATTCTTGCTCATTGATATGCTCCGGCCAAAGCAGTTCACCCGGTGTCTTGCGTGGATCATCCAAACCAATACCTGAGAAGAAACGTTTCGGCTCATATCGGCCCGGCAGACACAGAAGTTCGTATTGATGTGCGTCGGCTTTTTCTTTCATGCGCTCAAGAACATGCCCGGGCAGGTCGTCATCGTGCAGCCGCTGGCCGATAATGAATCGGCGGGCCTTCTTCGGGTCATTGGCACGGGTGGAAATGGATCCATCCCATACCTCATTGACCTTCTCGCGCTCAGCATCGCTGTCGGCATCCTGCGCCTTCAGCGAATCGTCCACGCCGATGAAATCACCGCCTTCACCGGTCAACTGGCTGTCCATGCCGAATGCCATGCGCAAACCGGTCTTGTTATTCTCGTAGCGGCTCTTCTCGTTCTGATCGCCGGTCAGTTGCCAGCGGTCCCCAAAATGCATCTGGTACCAATCCGACTGGATGATGCGTCGGCTTTTCAGCGTATCGCGTATTGCCAGTTTGAGCGAATACGAGCCAGTGATCCAGCGCGAGGTCGGCTCGTCAATCCACACCCAGGTCGGCCAGATCACCATCGTTTGCAAACTCTTCATATGCCGTGGCGGTATATTGATGATGAGGTTCTGTATCTGAAGCATGGTGAGTGCTACCAGATATTCGCTGATCAATCCGATGTGCCAGTTATATTTAAAAGGCGTGACGGGTTCCACCACCTTCCACGCCTCCTGCACATAATAACTAAGACTTCGGGACAGTCTTTGTGCTTCGATCTCCACTTTCGACGGCAGATTCATGATCACGTTGGGCACGTTCAATAATTTCTGCCGCCTGGTGGAGGATGTCAAGATCGTCACTGCTCATATACCTTCCTAATACCTTCAAATCAATGGCCGGCGTGGGCATCAAGGGCAGTCCGCCTTTACCGGTGAGTTCATGCTTTTTCGGAGCCAGCGCTCCGAAGACCTTGGCCTTTACTTCCACGGCCTCGGTCACACGCTTCAAATATTGAGGGTCGCCTGGGGCAAATTTTGCGCTTTGTTCAACTGGCTTTTCAAGGACCTTCTTCACGATACGGATCGGATCCTTGCTGAGTTCCCAGGCTTCCGCTGCTTCCCTGCGCACCCAGTCCATTGCCGCGCCGCTCTCCGCTTTGATCGCATCCACTTCCACCTTATGTGCTTCGATGTATTCCTTCTCGGCTTCCTTGATCATCTTCTCCACCGCCTGATGCTCAGACTTCAGCGGATAGGCAGGAAACATCTTGTTCAATTCCTTGGTGATCTCGGCAAACGTCATGCGCGGATTCATGACCCGCATCTCCCAAGCCTTATACTTTCTGGCATTGGAGACCTCAGGCGGCACAGGAGGATGGCGGGCGATCTTTAGCTTACCTTTCCCTTTTGACTTCTCTTTGGATTTTGACTTAATGTCGGTCATTCTTACTTCCTAACCGCTTCGGTTTTATTCCTGTGGCATCCTCGAAGCGCTGCAAAGCAACTGCCACGAATGCCGGCTCAATCTCACATGCATACACGCGCCGCCCTTCCTGCTCACCAGCTAAAATCTGGCTCCCCGAACCACAAAACGGTTCAAAACAAATATTTCCAGACTTGGTGTGGTTGCGCATCGGTCGCGCGAATATCTCCACAGGCTTCTCGGTGGGGTGGTTATTCTTTACCGGGCGTTTCTTGCCCTGCCAGTCGATAAACCAAACGGACGATCCTTCATGCAGCTCGGAAAGCACGCCATCTTTCAATGCTTCATCTTCCAAACTTTGCCAGGCTGTAGTCTCTTTTCCATCAAAGAAGTGTTTCCGCAAAAACGGCTTCTTTCCCTGGGGCCATCCGAAGAAACAAGGCTCATGCTGGTAGGAATAGGTGGAAAAGCCAAGAATGAAGATGGGCTTTACCCAAATGATCTGCTGATGAACGAGGATGCCGCATTCCTTCATGGCATTCTCGAACAGGCCGGCTGTGGCTGATGCGTGCCAGATGAACCAGGCCGCATTCGGTTTCAAGAATTCCTGCCAGGTCTTGAATACATTGAGCAGGAACTGGCCTTTATCCTCGATGTTGCTCTCCTTGTACTTATCGCTCCAGTCTTTCCCGCCCCCGGGTCGTGCGGTCCCGTCATAATCCACCATGTAAGGCGGATCCGTGGAGAATAGACTCCCGAAGGCTTCCTGTCTTCCCTGGGAATGAACCAATAACCTCACGGTGGCGATCTGTGTGCTGTCTCCGCAAACCAAACGATGCTCACCCAAAGCCCAAAGGTCACCTAAATTGACTCCCCAATGCTTTCGCAGCCTGTCGGCTTCATCAAAGCGTGGGGCGGCATCAACTTTCTTCTTGGATACCTGGTCAAATAGCTCACTCAGTTCGTCGTCTGTAAATCCCCAGTGACCCAGGTGCTCAGGCTTGAAATGCTTCTGCAGCAATTCTTCATCCCACTCGCCGCCGGCCTTATTGGCGATGATGTTGGCTTTGTCGCACTGCTTCTTAGTCCAGCGCACCGCTCGATACGAATAAGGATTTCCTTCCCACATCACATACCCCAATGCGACTGTGCCCTGTGCATCTGGCTTCTTATTCCGATGCTCGATCACGATCTCACACTGGTTGATATCAAACACCTTGCTGCGCTGATTTCCCCCGACGATCTGATCCGAATTCAGGTCATGCACCACGCCGCTCAGGTCACCCAGTTCACGCAGAAAAGACTCCAAGTCGTGGAGCTGTACTTCCGTGATCATGCGGGGGTTATTGCGATAAGATTTCATGTAGATTTCGTATAGTTGAGCGATTCGCGCTCAAAAGCAACTCCTTAATGCAACCGTTACGGCTGTAACAGGCTAATCTCCAATCTTCGGCTCCACCTTCGGCAGAGGTTTGAAAGGTACCGGATCCATGCCGTGGCTTTTCAGTTGATGCACCAGGCGGCGTGCCCAATCCTGCCAATCGGCCAGATTGGTTTCGAGATCCGCTATTTTGCGCAGCATGTCTTCTTCGCGCATATCCCGAAGTTGCTCCCGAGCTTCCATCTCATCGAGACGTGCCAGCAGGAGATCGTTACTGGTTTTGGCGCCTTTCGCAATGCTGTCCGCCGCTGAACCAATTGCCGAATCCCCTTCGTTTTCCAGCTTCTTCCGATTAGCCCGAAGGTTGTACAGGTTTGAACCAATTGTCGCGATAGCACCCAATGCGGAAATAATAGCGCTGATGACCGCCAGCAGAATTACGTTATTCGGGTTTTCCATGAGCCCCTCTATGAAAGATGTATAAAACAATAAGAACCAGCGCGTGTGGAACAGAGATGATCACGAACCCCCACCTTGCAAACGTCGCACGGGTTTCAATATCCATTTCAACAAAACTAAACCAGAGATATACCAGGGCAATGGTAAAGAAAGGCAGGGATAACCACGGCAATACATTCGCATGAAACCTGCCTTCTTGCGAGCGCGAAAACAGGAGCCAGCCAATGCCGGCCAGGATGGAAGTGATCGAGATCCAATACGCGGGAATGAGATACATAAACAGCACATCCCAGCCTGGGAATCAGGCTGGGATAAATTCAATCAGATGATTTATTTCATTTTCAAGCGGCGGTTCACCCGCAGGAAGTAAAGCGCGCG